GGCGTTACGACCAGGGAGAGGCACTGGAACGCGGTCGGGTAGTCGCAGATCGTCCAGGCTTTGCGGATCAGGTCGTAGACGAAGAGGCGCGTGAGCGGCGTGCCGGAGATGGGCGCGGCGCAGAGGTACAGGGGCGGATTCTGGGACTGGGCGGCGTAGGCGCGGTTCGCCGCGGCGAAGTTGATGCCCTGGACGCCGCCCGCGTGGCTGAGCGGGCCGGCGGCGTCGCCGAAGATCATGGGACGGATCTCTTCGGAGATCAGTTTGTCGTCGACACCGTTGTAGAGGGCGAAGCCCTTGTGCGTGAGCCGGATGACGCCGAAGCCGGAGACGAACTGGATCGTGCGCGGGGCCAAGCAGCCCATGTCCGACTTGATGCGCTGGATCGAGAAGTTCGAGGCGCCGAAGACGCCGCTGATCTGGTAGGCGCTGTACTGCTTGAAGGCGACCAGGGTCGCGGTCGGGGAGATGCCCGTCTCGGCGATGGTGTAGGCGGACAGGCCCATGCCGGTTTGGCCGTCGTCCTTGGCGATGAAGGATTGGTTGGCCGACGGCCAGGAGCCGAGGGGGTTCGTGGCATCGGACATGCGCAGGGACGACGGGCCGTCGAGCGTGGTCGTGTTCGGGGAGGTATTCCAGATCCACACGGAGCCCAGGTGGAAGGCGATGTGCTGGGCGCCGGGCGGCAACACTTGGCCGCCGAGGGCGGTGATGGTGCCCCAGGTGGCGCCGTCCCAGGTGCGGGGTGTTTCGTAGCCGCAGGCGAAGACCTCGGTGTCGACGGCGGTGACCGAGGTCGGGATGACGAAGCTCGACGTCGTGGAGCCGATGAGCGTCCACGGGGTAGTGTCGGTGCGGCGCAGCGTGTTGACGGAGCCGGTGTTCTGGAGCGCGTAAGGGAGCGAGGTGCCGTTGACCTTGTTCAACACGGAGCGGTAGACGATGGGATTCGTCGTGTCCGGGGACGTGGTCAGGGTCAGGGAGCCGTCGCGCGTCGAGAGAGAGCCGTGCTCGTCGAGGAGCATGTTGCGCACGGCCATGATCTGCTGCGGCTTGACGAGGTACGGGTTCGTAACGAGGTTCACGCCCCCGGAGAAGTCGCGCTGGACGATGGCCTGGAGCGGCATTAGTGCGACGGCGACGTCGCCATGATCTGGACACACTTGCGCAGGATGTCCTGGAGCGTGGCGAGGAGCGGGAAGGGAATCCAGCCGGTGAGCCAGCCGAAGATGAAGACGAGCAAGATGGTGGTGACGCCGACGTCCTTGAGGATCAGGCTGGCGACGCGGAGACGCGCGAGCATGCCGTTGATCGCCACCGAGGGGCCATCCGCGTGCATGGCGATGCGGCGCTTCTTCCAGGTTTGGGCGTCGGGCTCGTCGTCGGCTCGTGTCCGCGGATCGTCGGTCGTCATGGGCGCACTCGGTTAGGGGATGTAGACGCGGCCGCCCCAGAGGATCGGGGCGGAGAGGTTGTCGCGGACCTGGAGCCCCTGGCGGAGACCCGGGACGGGGTTCTTGGTCGCGAGGGCCTGGATGTCCTTGGTGAATTCGGTGCGGAGCATCTGGGCCGCTTGGTGGTCCTGCTCGGATTCGCGGACCTTGGCGAGGACGTAGACCTCGATCAGGGGCGTGAGCCCGACGGGGATCTCGATGAGGTCGGCGGCGCCGGTGAGCGGGGTCGGGAGGCGCGAGACCTTCATCATGATGTTGCGCTCGGTGACGAGGGCGCCGCCGGTGTGCGCGACGGCCGTTGTGCCGGCCTGGCCGCGCAGGAGGTTGAAGAAGCCCGTGGCCGCCGCGTTGACGCCGCGGTACAGGATGATCTCGCCCTCGATGTCGAAGAAGCCGTAGGGGCGGAAGGCGCCGGCGGCAGCGACGGGGATCGTGAGATCCGTAGCGCTGATCGTGCCGGTCGTCGTCGTCGTGGCGCCGGTGCGATCGCAGGCGGGCCAGACCTGGAGGCGGGGCTGGGCGTGGATCGAGTGCGGGCCGAAGTAGTACGAGCGGCCTGTGACCAAATTCACAAACAGGCTCTGCCACTCGGGCGCGCGGTAGCAGGGCGTGTTGTCGTACCAGAGCTGCTCGACGCTCAGGGTCGTGGTCGGGAGCTGGTAGAGGTCCATGCCCTGGATGGACGCGAGGCCGACCCAGTCCTGGATGACCGGCGCGGAGGTGGCGATGATGCGGAGGCCGTCGTTCATCCAGCGGAGCAGCGTCGCGAGCGAGTAGGCGGTCCCGTCCTGGGTCGGGTCGTTGTTCGGGGTCGGGTCCGGGATCTGGTCGCGGATCGACAGGATGACCGAGCCGGCGGTCGTGGTGGCAGTGGGCGTGCCGATGGTCTGGGGCATTAGACGATCTTCCGCCAGCGCGTGGTGGTGAGGTCGTAGGCGAGGGTCATGGAACCGTCGGCGGCCACGGAGACGGAGCCGCCGGTGCCGGTGATGATGCGGTTCGCCGCGAGGCTCGCGGCGTCCTGGTTCGTGACGGTGATCGTCGAGGCGCCGACGTTGACCAGGGTCAGGGTGATGCCATTGAAGAGCGGCGCGATGATGCCCGTGAGGTTGATCGGTGCGGAGGCGCTGAGACGCCACAGGCTCGCTTGCTGGGCGTTCGATGGGTTGTAGTCGTTGGTGTTGATGGCCAGGGCCGTCGGGGTGATCGTGCTGAAGGGATCGTGCAGGACGATGTCCGACGTCTCGGCGGCCGTGAAGGTGAAGCCGGTTTTCGTGACGACGACGTCGTAGCGGCCGTCGCCGGCGTAGAACGCATAGGTACCGTCGATGTTGCCGGTGAAGGGGTTCGCGAGGACGGTGAAAGTGTTCGTCGAGAAGATCGACGCCAGGGTCCCGGTGCCAGCCAGGGTGACCGTCACGGTGGGATTTGCCAGCGCGTTACCGGCGTTGTCCTGGACGACGGAGGCGAACTTTTGCACTAGGTGCCTTTGACGGGACGCTGGCCGGCGAGCGCTGCGCCGCGCTTCTCGCGCTCGTGGACACTGGCCCAGTAGGCCATCTCTTCCTGGGCGCCGCGCCAGCGGGCATGCTCTTCGGCGGCGGCGGCGATCTTGGCGGTGATGCCGTTCCGGCGGTCGGCGAGGACGGCTTCCCACTGGTCGAAGGGCATGGGGTGGTAGCCGTAGCGCCAGCCCGTGCGGCCGTAGGGCTTCAAGAGGGCCGATTCGGCCGGGACGTGGACCTTGATCCCTTTGCCCTTGGCGTAGCCCAGGAGGTACTCGCACGCCGGCTTCTGATAGCCGTACTCGGATTCGTGGATCATGTCGACGCCCCAGACGCCGATCTCCTCCATGCCTTCGGCGATCGCAAGGGCGATCATGTAGCTGACGGAGGAGGCGAAGTATTCGCCGAAGTGGGCGGCGAGGGGCTCGATCGGGTACTCGATCGAGTTCGGATAGTCGGGGTTGTGGCGAATCATGTAGAGGGGCATCGGGCACTCGCGCATCCACTTGGCGTAGTCGGTGCCCGGGACCTGGTCGGCGAGCGGGTCCTCGTGCATCTCGAACCAGCGAGTCGCGCGCGGGATGAAACGGTAGAGCTGGTTCTCGCCCCAGATTTCCCAGGACTGGTCGTCGAAGGGGGCCAGGTCCAGGGTCGAGGGGGAAAAGCCGACGATCGCGACCTTCTTGCGGCGCGGTTCGAGGGCATCGTAGACGCAGGTCTTGTATTCGAGCTGCTCGGGGTTCATGGCAGACATGGCGGCGGCTCCGAAAAGACGGCGAGGAGAACGGCGTTCAGGCAGTCGACGGGCGGTTGAATGTGCCAGAGGCAGGCGCGGGCCGTGCGGCCGGCGTCAGCCACGGCCGTCGCGAGGGCGGCCGCGTAGTCGTGCGCCCACTCCGGGAAGGCGCCGTGAGTCAGGCGCGAGGCACCGGCGGCCATGGGCTCGGCGAGGACGATGGCGCGCTGGGCCTCCTGCACGAGGCGGCGAAGGACGACGGACAGGTCGTCGGGGTGCACGTAGGCAAGCGTATAGCACGTGAGGAGGACGTCGGGCTTTTGAAAGTACGGGACGTTCAGATCGTCGAAGAGATCCGCCTGCCAGAGGGCGACGTTCGGGTCGTCATCGAACCAGGCCTGGCCGGCAGCGATGGCGTTGGCGTCGACGTCACAGCCGGAGACGAGCGCATCCGGGAAGCGCTCGCGGATGCGGGCGAGGTTCGGGCCCATGTGGCAGCCCAGCTCGTGGAGGCGCCGCCAGGGCTGGCACGCGGCCAGCGCCTCCAAGAGCACGGTGCGGTGCGGCGCGGCGACACTCGCCTGGTACCGGTCGACGTCGCGCGTCTCCGGTTGACAGCGGTGTCGCCAGAAATCCGTCGCGTCGCTAGATGCTAGGCCTCGCACATCAAGCAGCGTCGATGATGATGTCGACGGACGTGGACGAGGCCACGGAGCCGAGCGACGCGTTGGTCTTGACGAAGTTGACGCGGGCGAACTGGCAGCCCGCGACGATGGGCACGGTGCCGTTGAGCGTGTAGCAGTAGGCGGAGTTGGTCGAGGTCCCGCCCATGACCTTGGAATCGAGCACGTAGACGGTGTTGACGGTCTGCGTGCCGGAGCCCGTCGAGGTGCCGGTGGCGAAGGCCGTCGAGGTCGCCGCTTCGAGCTGGATGATGGGGCCGATGATCGAGCCCGTCGAGGTGGTGTCGGCGATGGTCGCCTTCACGTAGACGACGGCCCGGAAGTTCTTGCGGGGCGAGCCGAAGTCGCCGGCCGAGGAGGTGACGGTCGCCGTCGCGGCCAGAGACGTCTGATCGACGAAGGTCCAGCGGTTGCCGGGGGTGAGCCCGGAGGTCGACGAGGAGGTCGTCGGGGTCGTGACGATCCCCGGGAACTCCGTGACCATTTCGACGTTGTTCAGGATCTGCATCGTCATGATGGCGCCCCCTTAGCCGTTCGAGATGCCCGTCAGGGCCTGGTTCATGCGCGGGTTGATGACCTTCAGGTTCATCGTGACCCAGATGAAGCTGGACAGGATGCGCTGGTTCGAGGGCCGGATGAACGGGTCGACGACGAAGTAGTCGTCCTGGTGGAAGCACGGGTAGACGTACTTCGTGTTCAGGAAGGTCGCCGTCTGCGAGGCGGCGAACTGATCGTGGAGGACGACGGCGTTGTTGAACATCAGGTGGCGCTTGAAGCCCATGCGGGTCGTCTCTTCGTCGCGGATGTAGCGGATGTTGCCGACGAGGAGGTTCCAGTAGGCGTTGAAGCCGAGCTGGGTCATGATGATCGTGTCGACTTCTTCGTTGCCGAAGATCACGTCGCCGTAGGCGTTCTGCATGTCGGCGAGGATCAGGTTGCCGGTGGCGGTGCGGGTGCCGGCGTTCGTCCCGCCCGGCTTCCAGAAGGCGTTCAACGCCACGGAGCGGTCGATCGTCGCGTAGACGTTGGTGTTCGTCTGCACGGCGCTGACGATGGAGTCGAGGTCGAGCGAGGTGTTCTGCGGCGAGGTACCCCAGAGGGCGCGGGACAGCTTCTGGAGGAGCGAGCCCATGGCTGTCTCTTCCTTCGCGGCGATCAGGTCGATGACCGCGCCGGGCCCTCGATTCAGGAGGACGTCGGTGTAGGGGACGGTGATGGGCTGGTTGTAGAACTTCCACTGGAGTTCCGCGGGCTGGATCGAGTCGGTCGCCGTGGTGTCGAGGATCTGGGTGCCCCAGTAGGCGCCGCCGACGGTCTCTTCCTGGAAGACGACGGGCCAGACGAGAGCGGAGCCACCCTGGAGCTTCTTGCCGAGGCGGGTGATGCGCCACCACGTGGGGGACGGCTTGAAGATGGCGTCCGCCAGGATGGGGGCGAAGTACTTCTGCGAGAGGGCATTCGCCGTGTTGACCAGTACAACCGGCGGCTGTGAGACGCTGACGCCAGTAGCCATGAGCCGTGCTCCCTAATGGGCTGGCGTCAGCGACCGCTACACGCGGTCGAGGCCGAAGCCCTCAATAGTCGCGAGAATTTCCGGGTCCCGGGCCGCCGCCAGCTTGGCATCCTCGAAGGTCTGCGGCTGGTCTTGCGGGAGAACCGGGGCCAGGCGCCGCTGCGGCAGTTGGGCCGGGGCGGCGAGTTCTTGCCGGGCGCGCTCGTAGGCGCGCTTTTCGGCCTCTTCGGCTGCTTTCTTGGTGGCGACTTCGATGCGCTTGTCCTTGGCCAGCAGGTCGAAGGCCCAGTCGATGCGGGGAATGTTCGACTGCTTGGCGAAGGTGACGACTTCGTCGGGCGTGATGCCCAGCTCGTCCATCTGCGGCTTCATGGCCGCGAGGGCGCGCTGGTGGAGGTCCTGCCAGTACCACTGCTGTTGCTTGGCGTTCTCCTCGGCGGCCTTCGTGGCCTTGGCTTCGGCATCGCTGGCGCGCTTGTTCGCCGCTTCGATCTGGCGGAGGAGGCGCTGCGAAACCGGGTCCTTGGCAATGTAGGCGTCGACTTCGTCGACCGTGGCGTCGGGATTCTGGCGCTGGACGGTGGCGGCGCGCTGGAGCGCCTGCTCCGCCAAACGGGCGAGTTCCGCTTCGGCCGCGGTCTTGGACTGCTCCCACTCGGCCTTTTCGCGCTGGAGCGCTTCGCGCTCGCGGGCGACGGCGTTGGTCTTGTGCGTGTAGTCCTGCTTACGGAAGAAGCCCTGGTCGCGGAGTTCCCCGAGGGTGGTTTCGAGACCGTCGGCGAGGACGATCTTCTGGTCGTCGGGGTATTGCTTACGATCCGCGAGGTACTCTTCAAGTGTTGCCATGGTGTCCCTCCGGGGGCGCAGCGGGTGCGGCGGAGCCGCGGGTCCAGCGCCGGATCGGGGTCATCATTTAGCCCATGCCGCCCATGCCGGGCATGCCGCCGGGACCGGTTGGTCCGGGGGAGCCGCCGGCCATACCCATGCCAAGCATGAGATCGGGCGGCGGTTGGGGCGGGGCTTCTTGCCGAAGGCCAGATTTGATACCCAGAAGGGTTCGCGCGGCCGCGTGCGCGTCGCGGGCGAGTTTCGGGTTCCACTGGCCCATCTGCGGGATCGCGGACATGATGAGCTTGTAGGCCATGTCGAAGGCCTCTTCGACCTTGCCCATTGCGGCGGAGCCGGGGGGCTTGGGGCCGAGGGATTGCATGGCCTGCATGGCCGCGGAGGTGCCGGAGTCCTGGGGACCGGGCATCGCCATGCCGTCGGGGCCGCCTGGCCCGAGGCCAGGAGGAGGTCCGGCGGCGCCGGCCAGCATCATGGGATTGAGTGGCACGGGCTGGAGGCCCTAGTCCTTCTGGGCAGTGGTGCTCTTGTTCGGCGCGACGCGCGTGTAGGTGCGCGAGGGCGCCGGGCGACCGTCGTTCAGCCCGTGCGTGTAGCCGATGGGATCAGGAGGATTCTTGGGGCCCTTGGGACCTTCGACGCGGTGGGCGCCGAGAGATTCCGATGCTCCGGGCTCGGTGTAGAGGGGCCCGACGAGGCCGGAGCCCTTGGTACTGGGATTCTTGGCCATCATGTTCTCCCTGGTGGAGCAGCGGGGGCCGAAGCCCCCGCGCTCGTGCACGCTTACTTCCGGCGACCCTTCCGACGACCCCGACGCTCCATGGTCCGTGCTCCCTTCTCGGGCGGACACTCCGGGGGGATCGTGCGTACGGCGCGATCACCGATCGGGAGCGCGTCCGCACCGCGTGCGCTCACCCCCGGCCCTGCACGTCGCACGACTAGTGACGACGGTGTTTGCCGCGCTTCTTCTTGCGCAATTTACCCCTCCGTTCCATGTTGAGCGAGGCGGCGACGGCACGTTGCTGCGGCCACCCTTTGTCGCGTACGAGGTGACTGATTTCGCCGCCAACGGTCTGGTCCGGGTTTGGCACAGTACACCTGTGCAGTAGGGGACGATGGATCAGGCGAGTGTGTCAACGTTTTGCACGGCTAGCGGCGGGTGCCGGAGCCGCCGCCCTGGTCGTGCATCGAGGTGCCGAGGAGGGTGCGGCGGATCAGGGCGGTGTCGGAGCCCTTCGGGCGCGATTCGAGGGTCTGGGCCGGGATGTGGGCTTCGACGGCTTTGCCGTCGGCGCGGCCGCGGACGGTGTACCAGTCGCCGCGCTTGTCGACCTTCTCGATGTGGACGCGGTCTTTCGGGTCGAATTCCTTGGTCATGGAAGCCTCCGTTTGTTCAACAAGTGAACACGACTATTTGCCGCCGCCGTGCTTGCCGTCGTACTTGCCCTTCGCCTTCATGTACGCGGCCATCTGCTCGGCTTTGTTGATGCGATCGGCGACGGCGGGCCAGTCGGGCCAACCGAGGCGTTCGAGGAGCGCGTCGCGGTCGATGGCTTTCAGCTTGTACAAGGCGACGCCCAGGCGGCGGAGCAGGGTCTGGGACATCACGGTGAACGACGCCGGATCGACGTAGACGCGGTAGTCGTCCGGCCGCGCAAGCGGCTGCCAGACTGCGGGGGCGAACTTCTCGCCTTCGACGGCGGGGATGACGCGCTCGGTGGTGTAGCCCCAGGCCATGCGGGCGAAGATCATTTCGGCGAGGCGCTGGGCGGTGCGCTGGAGGAGACGGGAGCGGAGGCGCGTGGTCGATTGCGCTTGGCTGATTTCCGTTTCCGTCAACTCGGGCGAGACGTTGCCCTTGCTCGGGGAGCCGCCGCGGGCGCCCTCGAAGCCGAGGAGGCGCTTTTGGAGATCGAGGAGGCGGAGCGGGAAGTTGACCATGTCCGCGGGCATGGGGGGCGGGTACTGGATCTTGAACTCGGAGCCGGGATTGATCTGCACGATCTGGGCCGGGACGCCGGCGAAGGTTTCCCAGTCGAGGCCCGTATTCGTGGTGGCGATGACGATGCCGTTGTTCAGGCGGATGGCGTTCTCGACGACCTGGGAGAGGCCCTTGTCGGCGGCGAGTTGCAGTTCGGCGGTTTGCTGGACGAAGCCCGTGCCCCAGAAGCGACCGAGGGTCGGTTCGAGGACGACGCGGAGGGCGCCGAAGGTGCCGTCGGGGTTGGGGTTGTCGCCGTCGTAGAGGATGACGCCGTTGGCGCCGACGATGCGGCGGCCGCGCGGGTACTTGGGCTTGACCAAGTGGCGCAAGACGGGCTGGCCGGATTCGTCGGTGACGGGGAGACCGTCGGGGCCGCGCATCTCTTCGATCGTTTCCTCGGTAGTGTCGTCGCGGATGAGGCAGTCGAGGACGCGGGCGCGGGCCTTCTTGTAGCCGGGGACGGTGCCGTGGATGAAGGTATCGGAGGCGGTGAGGGGGCCGATGTAGGAGGCGCCCGAGAGACCTTGCGGGACCGACTTCGTATCCTTGGTCGAGTAGGAGTCGTCGGGGCGCACGCGCCAGCCTGAGGTCGGGAACAACCGGCGGAGTTCCTGAATGTCGTAGACCTGCTCACGGATCAGGTAGAGCCAGGCGCGGTCGTCGAGGGCGTCGGGGTCCGGGAGGTAGCGGCGCGGGTCGTCGCCGGTGACGGTGACGTCGCCGAGGCCGCCTTCGCGGTCGGGGTCCCAGCCGACGGCGAGGAAGCCGGTGCCGACGATGAGGGCCCAGAGGGCGCTGATCGTGAGGGCCATGTCGACTTCTTCGCGGACCCAGATGGCGCGGAAGGCGCGTTCGACGATCTCGTCGCGGCCCTGGCGGCGCGGGTCCTTGGTGATGTAGATGCGCAGTTGCGTCTCGGTCAGATCCGACGCTTCGGCGAGGATCAGGGTGCGGAGTTCGTTGGCGACGACCGGCGGACGGAAGGAGGGCATGGTCGTCGGCCAGTGCTTGCCGTAGAACATGTCGAGGAAGTGGTTGTAGTCGTCGAAGCGGGCTTCGTCGCGGCGGACGCGTTCGGATTCCGTGGCCATGGAGTCGAGCCAGTCCCAGAGGTCGGACTCGTGCTCGCGGAGCGGGGCGCGGGCTTGGCCGACGAGGGCGCCGCTGTCGGCGCCGTTGGCGCCCGCGCCCGTGACCATGCCGGAGAGGCGCTGCGAGAGGGTGGGGTCGTTAGCCATGCGTCCCAGCCCTGCCGGGCTGGGAGTGCCCGGTTAGAAACGGCCACCGCGCCCCGTTCACCCTCCATTGGAGGCCCTGAACGCCCAGGCGCTGTGGGACCTGGGCGGCGGCGCGGCGACCGTTCCCCGCGTGAACGTCAGCGGGTGGGACCCCGCGAACCGGGCGGACGCGGAGCCGGCGACAGTGTGTCACGGGGCGGCGACCACGTCAAACATGAAGTGGATGCGGGGCGTCGGGCCATAGTTCCAGATCGCGTGCGGCACTTCGGTGTTGAGGCGGTAGGCGCGGCCGACGCGCAGCCACCAGGCGCCGTCGGGCATGCCGAGGCCGGCGCGCGGGTTCGTCGTGAGCGGGACGTGGACGCGGCACAGCCAGTCCGGGGCTTGGGCGTCGGCGTGCGTGGGGATCGTGTGGCCGGGCATGACAACGGAGAGCATCCGGTGCTGGTCGGCTGCGCCGACGAACCAGCGATCGAGGAACGTGTGCACGAGCGGGTCCGTCGCTTTGCCGAAGTCGTACCAGGCGGGATCGTTGACCATGGCGGGTCGGAGGCCCCCGTCGTCGGCGGGCGTCTGCTGGGGCCACGCGTCGAACGGGATGTCCGTGATCCACGTGATGAGATCGGTCACGTTGCACTCGGCGAAGGGCTCGACGGTGCCGGTGAAGCGGCGGAGCACGGGCTAGGCGGCGGTGCCCGCGGCGTCGCCGCCGCTGGAGGCGTCGCCGGGACCGGCGGCGCCCGAGGCGTCGCCGCCGCCCGGAGACTCGGGGGTCGGGCCGCCGCGGTCGGCGTCCTGGAAGCCGAAGGGGGCGGAGCCGATCGGCGCGCCGGTCGCCGGCTCCAACTCGGCGGTGAGAAAGACCGCGGTCGTCGCGGTCATCCCGTCGCCGAAGGCCACGCGGACACGGGTGTCGGTGACGACGGCGGTGACGGTGCCGAGCATGCCGCCGTGCTTGGTGCGAACGCGGTCGCCGGGATTGTAGTCCATAGGTGGCTCCTAGCCGACGAAGGTGGCGCCGACGTAGAAGGCGAGGGCGTCGTCGAGGCGGCCCTCGGCGTGCTCGTCTTCGCTGTCGACGAGGAACTCGCAGATGGTGCCGATCATCGCTTCCAGCGGCTCGCCGTTACCCGTTGCCAACTTGACGAGAAATGCGCGTAGCGAGGGCGGGAGCTGGGCCAAGGTCTGCGGCGTGAGCCAGTCGCGACGCGCGCTCCATCCGTTCTCGACGTAGCCACTCGGGCTCATCGCCCAGACCGTGGCGCTGCTGCCAGGCGGTGGCGTGGGCCGGGCAGACGTCGATGGTGAGGGGCGGCCGGGCCGGGTCGCGCTCGCGGCCGTGGCCATAGCAGACGTGGCGGAGGAAGCCGGCGCGGCGGGCGGCGCGGTGGCCGACGGTGAGGACTTCGCCGCGGGGGCAGTCGGGGTGGACGCAGCGCCATTCGGCGGCGGGGTCGTAGGCGCGTCCGAGTCCGTCTCGGGCACCTCCGGCGGCGTCGACAGGCGTGCCCACGTCTCCGCGCGGACTTTCGCTTTCCATGTGTCGCGCTCCTCGGGGGTCATCGGGGCCCCGCTAGCTGATCGTGATCGTCGCGACGATCTTGATGGTGACGTCGGCGACGGCGGTGAAGGGCGGGCTCTTGACGACGTCGCCGTAGGGGGCGCCGGCGGCGCGCTGCCCGGCCCAGACCTCGTAGGTGCCGGGGGCGAGATCCGTAAAGACGATGGTGTCGACGGGCGTGGGGAACGCTTGCTCGGCGCCGACGGGCTGGCCGTCGGGTACGGTGCGCACGCCGGCGTACCAGGTGTCGGGGATCGGCTGGTCGCCGGGCACCTGCTGCTCGATGTAGGTGAGGGTCGCGGTCTTGGTCGCCGGCATGGGTTACCTCCGGGCCGCGTAGCGGTCGATGTGTTCGGTGGAGAGCGCGCGCACGGCGGCGCAACGCGGGCAGCGGAACACCCAGTGCCCGGGTTTCCAGTTGGGGCCAAAGGACGGTTCACGCTCCTGGAGCGGGACCATGGGCGTGCCGCAGACGCGGTCGGTCTCGATCTCGACGGCCTGGCAGGCGGGGGCGTGGTACTTAGGCACGGGCCGGCTCCCGCGTCCACGCGAAGCGGCGGCCAGCGCCGCAGGCACAGAGGCGCATCTCGTCGGTGGCGCCGCCCATGTGCTCGATGCCGCGATCGCCGCAGCGCGGACACGGCGTGCCGGCGAGGATGCGGAGCGCTTCGCGCTCGATCTCGACGGGCGCCATCGCTACGTCGTGGTCGAGACGGCCGGCGCGTACACGCCCAGCGTGAAGAGCTGGACCTGGAAGCCGGTCGTCGTGGTGATGGCGCCGGTGGCGCTGGACGTGCCGGCCGCCGGCCCGCGAAGCCACGACACGACGAGCGAGCCGGTCACGCTCGTGGAGGTCGCGTTGAAGCGCGGGAAGGCCATGAGGGGGCCGGGCGAGGTGACGGCGCCCTGGCCGAAGGGCCCGGTGGACGGGATCAGGGCGATCGGCACCTCCTGGGAGGTCATGCCGCCCAGCGTATAGATGCGGTCGCCGGCGAGGGCGGTGGGGCCGCCGCCGGTGGAGCCGGTCGACGAGATCGACCCGGTGTCGGTCAAGGTGAAGTTGTACACCTTGAGCGAGGTGAGCTGCGCGCCGTAGGCGCTGACTTGGAGATCGGTCATCGTTTCCATGAAGGGCTCCTTAGAATTCCATCCAACTCTTGGCGGCGTGGGAGGCCCGGCGCAGCAGCTTGGAGAGGCGGCGCTGCGCGTCGGCGTGGACGTCGCGGGCTTCCACGACCCGCACGCCGGTGACATCGTCGGCAACGGAGAGCTGCGGCGTCGACAGGCGACTGATGTAGTTTTCTTCGCGCGTGCGCAGGGCCAAGAGGAGGGCCATGACGCGGTCGTCGTGGCCGGCTTCGGCCTCGTACTTGCCGTCGTCGGTCTTGGTGAAGAGGGTCAGCTCGTCGAGGAGACCCTCTTCGTGCAGGGTGGTCAGGCCGCGGTTGATGGCGCGCTGGCCGGCCTCGATGAGGAGCGGGCGCGACCAGACGTTCGTCTCCCAGCCGTACAGGCGCGCCGGATTCAGCTTGACGCGATCGGGCTTGCCCCGCCAGCGGTGGAGGTTCGGGTACAGGCAGTGGCGGATCAGGACGTCCTGGACGGCGTGGCCCTGCGGGTACACCTCGATGTTCAATGAGGCCTTGTTGTACCAGAGGCCCACGGCGTTGAGCAGCATGGCGAAGTCGTAGGGCTGGATGGAGCCGTGGATCGAGGCGACCTGTTCGAGCGTCGCCATGTCGATGATCTCGGCGGCGGCGTAATCGCCGCCCGTGCGGCCCTCGGCGGTGTCGGCCCCGATGGCGTAAGCGTGGCCGTCGATGGGCTCGCGCCACACGCGCACTTCGCCCTTCTCGCGGTCGACGAGCTTCCCGCTTTCTAGCGTGAGCCGCCGCGTCGGCGCTTCGACGTCGGATCGCATGGCCATGAGACGGAAGCGGTCGAAGGCCGGGTTGCCCTTGGAGATGAAGGCTTCGTCCGGCGAGGACGGATACTCCTGGTGGAAGTAGTCGACGGAGCCCTGGGTCCGGGTCTGGATCGCCGCGCGCCGCCAGGCGAGCTGCTCGCCGTCGAGGTGGAAGGTCTCGACGAGGAGCTTCTCTTCCTGGTCCCAGTCGTCTGGCGCGAGCGCCGGCGCGCGGCGGTACTCGGGAATCGTGAACCAGGGAATGAAGATGGGCTTGTTGTCGGACTCGCCGCGCACGGCCCGGTTCCACTCCTCGTAGAAAAGGCGGCCCTGGCCGGAGATGCCGTTGGCCGTCGACTCCAGGACCCAGATCGTGTCCGGCAGGTCCGGCATGGCCTGGGACAGGCCGGTGAGGATCTCGGGGTGCGGCCAGAAGGCGACCTCGGAGCAGTGCACGCACGACTGCGTGGTGCCGCGGCCCTTAGCCGCGATGCCCGCGGAGATGACGCGGTAGCGGGAGGCGCCGCCCGGGAACGGGAAGTCGAGTTCCTTGATCTTTGGCGCTTTGATCTTGGGCAGCGGCAAGTAGTCGTAGAACATCTTCGACTTGCCGAAGAGGTCGTGCGAGGTGTCGAGGTCCTGGGCGATGACCAGTGAGTTGGTACCGGGCTGCTCCAGGGTGCGGACGAACGTCAGGGCCTGGAAGAAGGTCGACATGTAGACCTGGCGGCCCTTGAGCACGATGTACCACATCTTGGCGCGGGCATCGAGGTCCGGGGCGACGGTCTGCCAGGCGATCTCCTGCGAGGGGCGGAAGCGCATCGGCGCGATGCGCCCGGACTTCGTGCGGATGTGGAGCCCTTCCATGGCGCGGCGGTAGCGCGCGCTGCGCGCCGTCGCGATGGTGTGGGGCGTCGAGACGAAGGCGGCGGTCGTCACGGCTGGCGCGGCGCTCCGCGCGGGTCCCGCGGCCCGGCCAGTTCACGGAGGATCAACGTCGCCTCGAAGTCGTCCCAGGTCTGGCCGATGCAATGGGCCTCGAAGAGACGTCGGCCGGCGGCGTGCACCGCAGCGAGCAGCGCCTGATCGAGCGACGCGTCGTCGTCCACTACGTCGACTCCTCGTCATCGGTGCGCGCGTGCCGCGGCTTCGAGCCGACGCCTTTGTACGGCACGGCGTTGCGATCGTCCGGGCACCGGTAGCCGCGCTCGGGCGCATTGGCCATGTCCGTCCCGTGCGTCTCGTCGCGCCACCCGGCGTACATCGCCAGGCGCGCCTGATGCGTCGTGCCGTGCCGGTAGCTGCCCCAGCCCTTCTTAGATGCGCTCATTGAGATCCTCCTCGCCCTCGTCGTCGTCCTCGGGATCGTCCTGGGTCGTGACGGGGACCGCCGACTGCATCGGGCCCACCGCCCCGACCGTGGCCGCGGGCGCCACATCCGTCGTCCCCTGCAAGTAGTCCTGGAACCACTGGTACATCTTCTGGTCGTCGCCGGCCCGGTCCTTGGATTCGGCCACCTCGGCGAACAGCGCCTGCCGGTCGCAGTCGATGGCGAGCTTCAAGATGACCGCCGCCTGCATGTCCTGCTTCATCGCCTCGTAGCCGCCGAGGAGGACGTCGCGCATGCGCGACCAGCCGGCGGGCCGGCCTTCGGCGTGGAAGAGGTCGACGACCGGCGCGAAGCGGCCGACGCGCATCGGGTGCACGAGGTCGCGGGGCGTGCCGTTCGTGTCACTCACGGCGTCGCCGCCCGGAGCGCTTTGATCGCCTCGATGTCGCTCACTTTCCAGAAGCCGACCTCGCTCATGTGCACCATGGGCGTCGGGCCCTGTCCGAGCGCGCGCAGCGCGCGGCGATACTCGCGCTCGGCCGCCCACACCTTGCGTTGGCTCTTTCGCCGATCCCGCTGCCGCTTCGTCATCGCCCGACGCGCTCCCGCTGCCGCGCCTGCATGCGCGCTTCGCGGTACGCGACCTCCTCGTCGCTCAACGCAACGATCCGCTCGCGATTGAGCAACGCCACCCCCTCCGCGACCTGCTGCGCCAACGCCCGCATGTCCTTGCGCATCACCGTCCAGCTCTTGTAGACGAAGTGGTACAGCACGAAGGCCGTCGCGGCGACGGTCGTCACCCACAGCGCGAGCGACACGCCGACGAGCACCGCCACCAGCGTGACGTCAGTCATCGGCCGATGCTGCGCGCGCCCGCCGGGCCTTGTCAAGGTTTAGGCGCCCTTGGAGGGCGGGCTTCGGGCCCGCGCCGTAGTGGCACCGCAGCCACTGTCGGTACTGGGCATAGCCGTGGCGCACGTTGTACGTTGCCACGATCGCCGCGACCTTGTCGGGCCCGAGCAGCGCGGCGACGCGCGGCACCTCGGCCACGAAGACCGCGGCCCGCCGGGCCTGCGACCGCGCCCGCGCCCGCGCATGCGAGACCTCCCACGGGCGCAGCACGCCCGCCCGCATCGCCGCCCAGATCTTCTTCAAGCCGCGCTTCTTGATGACCATGTAGTTGTGGTACTTGCGCTGGGCGAAGTCGACGTGCGGCAGCGCGCGGTAGCAGATGGGGCAGGGACCGGACGAGCGCGGATCGGTGCGCCAGTTGACGCCGCGCAACCGCCCGCCGGTCTTCGACCGCTCACGCCGCGGGCGCACCACCGCGACGCCGGGCCCGATGGGCACTGCCTCGGTGCCACTGCGCGTCCAGCGCCGCCGCTGCTTGACGAGCGTCGCGATGTCGCGGCGCAACGCGCGGACTTCGTCGACGGTCAGATCGGGGTTGCGGTGCAGGCCGCGCGCCAGCGCTTGCCAGGCGCGAATCGCCTCCGGCGTCGCCGCCGCAGGCAGCTCCGCCCCCGACGTCGCGGGCGCAATCGCCGAGGGCGGAGGTCCGACAGGAGGACGCGCGGCCTGCGATGGGCGTCGCATGCCGTCAGGCCGCACCATACGTGGGGTTCACCGTCGCTGTCAAGCCCTACCTGCGGTATCCCGTACCTGGTAGACCCGGATCTCGAAGTGCGTGCCCGGATCGGCGGTCAGCTCGACCGGCAGCGTGTGGTGGTACACCGGCGTCATCCCCGTCTGCTGCGAGAAGATCGCAATATCCTTGATCGTCTGGTGCACGATCGGCACACGTACAAGGAGGAGCGCCTCGTTGCCCAGTGCCGCCATCGCCGCCCGCGCCTCCGCGTCGTCCATGGGCGTCGCCCTCCTGTACTGCGGAGCGTACTGTGGCCGAAGGCCCGGCGTCAAGGGCGAAGAAGTCAATGATTCCGCATAGTTACATGTAGTCGCCACGAATGGGAAAAAATTTTCTCCAACTCGATCCGTGGGCCGCGCCGCAACGCGGCGGAGGCCCCGGGCCCGGCTCGCCCCCTTCGGGGGCGGCAGTCGCATGACGCGGCGCAGCATGGCACGCGGTTGCAACGCGGGCGGACGCGCACCGGGTGAGTCTTCCCGCCCTTGATTCACCCCCCTCGCGCGCGGCGCCTGGCGCGCGCACGTAGCGCGCCGCGCGTCGGCCCGGGCGCAGGAGGATTGCTGCGCAATCCCGCGGGCGTCAGCGCATAGGGTGAGGGCTGCCGATTGGCGGCGGCCGACGACGACGCAGCGCAGCAACGACGACGACGGAGGGCGCGTAACATGGCGGAACGCAAGGCGGTTGTGGACGTGGGCGACTGCTGGGC